TTCGCTCAGCGTGAGCTTCACTCCAGATGGCTTCGGCAGAATGCCACCAGGAGTGAGGCTATCCCCAGACGCGATGGACAACGTGCTTTCTTCGGCATCTGTGAGAAGTCGACCGATCTGAACGTGCATGGCCATCGCGCCAATATCGTCGACGAGCACATCGGGATTACCGAAGAGAAACATCAGCGCGGCCTGCATTTCGGGCACGGTTCCCTTGCATGCGTTGCGCGCGATCTTGGCCAGCACAAGCACGCGGTACTGCGCATCCGTCAGCGTATCTCCGTTCGGCAGGACGCGGGATACCCCGACGAGCGCTCCGCAGATGTCGAGCTGCTGCCCCTCGGACGTTGACGGATCAAGGGAAAGCCCGATGTCCGCAAAGGCTTCCTCGATATTCACCGGGACCGCAGCGACGGCGGCCAGGAACGCTCGGAACTTCGTCTTGGTGGTGTACTGGCTCACCAGACGCGAGAGCATCTGCGTAGCGTGGTTGATCGTCGGCACGGTCATGTCGCAGTCACCACGATGTGAGCTGTCTCGAAGCGAGCGATCTCGTCGAAGTTGATCGCCACATTCTGCCACGGGGTAGCTGGCGATGGAGCGTCACCCATGCGAACCTCTGTCACCGAGTAGCCGACGATACCGGCCTGAGCGATCCAAGCGAGCACATCTGACCATGCGAATTCGTTGTTGCTGTCGCCTCCGATGGACACCGCGCCGGGTTCTTCTGAAGCATCGACGATGGCCTGCGCGATCGTCGTCTCGGAACCCTCCACCCATCCCGCTCGCTTCGTGACGTCGATCTCGATGTAGATGTCAACGTCCGTGGGGCGAGAGAATTTGATGTCGTGTTCGTGCCCCTGGACATCGGTCACGGTGCGGGTGACCGTCCCCATCATGGTGCATCCGCCAGACTTCCGCAGCCAGATGGCCTCGGCGATTTCGTCCTGATCGCCACCGTCGACGATGGCGTAGATCGAGTGGGGAGACAGCGTACCTCCTGGCATCGTCTTCGCGGTGTCGAGTTCGTTTTCCCAAACCACGGCCTGAGCGACGTTGTCGAGGTTCACGATCGCGGCATACACGCTGTCAGTGATGGCCTGCGATGGAGCCGATACAGATCGCGCCCGACGAGCTCGAAGTCGCTCATCGGTTTCCGCGAGGTAGCCGCGGGTCGCATCCGCCGCATTGGTGACAGCCGTCCATCCCGAGATCACCGTCTGGATCCTGGTCAGCGTTCCGGCTGCCGCCTGGTAGTCTCCCAGCGTGTTGCATTGGACGGTGCCGGTCTGCGTGCCACCACCACCGATAGTTACCTCTGCGGTAGGTGACCACGTGATCGTGGTGTCCTGCTCTGCCGTCGAACGGATGAGCGCCGTGGTTGGGATCACGGTGCCTGAAGTGCCAGAGAAAGTGCAGGTCACCGTTGAGTAGGAGCCAGCATTCTTGCTGATCCCGTTCAGCTTCACGAGCCGGGTGAGGAAGTCGCCGACTGCGCCATCAGGAAGCAGCCCGTTGTACGTCGCCTCGGCGATGTCGTCGAGGTTCGCGAACATCTCCGCGAGCGCTCCGATGATCTGCCCGTCGGGCGATTCAGCGTCGACGTCGATGGTGGCTCCCAGGGCCGATTGCCAGATGCCTTGCAGCTGCGCGATGCGCTCCGCAAGCGTGCTCTTGGTGAATCCGCTGGTGGTGAGTTGGGTCATGGTACGGACACCTCGATGTTTTCGACGTCGCCGTCATCGGTCTCCACGATCGCCGAAACGGTGCATGCTCGGGTGCTACGGTTCAGCTCGAGCGAGAAGTCAACCAGCTTGGAAACACCGGTGGTCTCCAGGATTGCCGCCTTCAGCACGCGTTCGACGTATCCCAGGTCTGTCCCCTTGGCACCCATGATCGGCGGGTCCACCGAAGCTGGAAGCGCGAACCATGGGACGCCAGCATCCGGGTCAAGAAACCATTCTCCCTGCACCATGAGCAGCCGGCTGCGCAGCTTTTGCGCCGTGGCAGCACTGGTAGACAACACTTGGCCGAATCCGCGCAGCAGGTCTCCGTCCGGGCTAAGCTGGGTGACGATGAGCGTGCTCATGGTTTCACCACCGTATGCATCGAAGTCCCACCGAGAACGAACCGCGGAAGCTCGGTCAACGTGTCGATGGCTTCGGCCATGGTCACGCCCTGGGTGATGACGGGAAGCTCGGCCAGGCTCGCCGCCATCGACGATTGCGATGTCCCGATGAACGAATAGCCACCGGACAGTGCCAAGCGGTGCGAACCATCGCGCGTCCTGATCTCGGGGCCATCCGTGCGCAGGCTGGTAAGCGCATGCGGCTTGCTGTTCACTCCGACGAATGCGAAGGCGTCCGATAGATCGTGCGTGCGGTATTCGGCCGGCAGCTGGACGCCGCCGTTCTGCCACCAGAAATCGATCGCGCGCTCGGAGAACATCAGGAGGCACTCGTCGCCGTTGGCCACAGGGAAGGTCAAGAACCAGTCGTGGCCGCCCGGGAAGCACACCGGCACGTCCACCAACTCGGGAAGGTTGACGGGCCCCTGCTGGGCGAAGATGCGCTGAATCCCAGGCTGAACCTTGGCCGTCTGGGTAGCTGAATCGAAGCTCACGATGTGCCCAGGCAAGCACGTGTGCAGGTTCAGGTTGTTCTCGTCGAAGTGCGCTCGCAGAGCGGCGCCCTCGTCGTTGACGAGTTCCTCATCGCGTTGCCTTGCAAGTTGGTCAGCGTCACTCAAGGAAATTCTCCAGCCCGGCCATGGGGACGCTCCCCTTGCTGGTCGGAATCTTGGCGTCGAGTCCTATGCACATCACGTCGCTGATCCAGTCGTTCCCCCTAGTATCCCCCTTGTGATTGACCACCAGCACTTTATAGACGCCGTCAGGGTCGAGCCGAACGTGCGCCTTGCTCTTCTTCTGGTTCTCGCGCAGGAGCATGGGCGGTTGGAAAACGGCCGCCTTCACCTCGTTGTTTGCCAGCCACAGCTTCCCGTTGGGCACGATGCCTGGATCAAGCTGCACCTTCATCGAGATGCCCTTGTCGTTGATCTGCGGCGCTCCCAGTAGGCCCGTGGTCGAGTCCACCACGATGGCCTCATTCGGTAGCGTGCTCCCCACCGGCACCATCACAAGCTTGCCATCCTGGATTGCCCAGTGCGCCTTGTTGTTCCGCGCGATCACATCCATAACTTGGCGGACGGTCCCGGAGTAGGTCTTGCCCAAGATCTTCGGCTTGGTGATCTGCGTTCCCGCCACGTACCCGAGCACCGTCGTTCCCAGACTCTCCAGCATCTTTTCGATCGCATCGCCGTCGGTGTGTCCAGCCGCCAGCGTGAAGTTGACCTCCGCGTCCTTCCAGTCCTTGTCCCCGTCGCCGGCTTGGATCTCGGTGATCCTGTCGTTTCCTTCGCGGTACCGGTACACATAGCGGATGTTGCCACGGAACACGCCAAGCGTCTGCGCCCCATACCCTGCGTCGAGCTCGACGTCGTTGAATTCGTCGTGAATGCGGTTCTCGTTGTCCTCGCTCAGGTTGTAGAGCTTGATGGTCGCGACGTTCGGGGTCCGATAAAGCGTCTTGGTGACGTCGAAAGTAATCTTCAGCGTTTCGGTGAACTCCACACCGACGATAGGCTGTCTAATCAGAGCATTCCGCTCAGCTCGCGTAGCATTCGCCGGTATCGTCGGGCGCTTGCCCACGCGCACGCGGCAGACGCGCCCCCAATGTGCCGTCACGGGCAGAGTCACAGGCCCGCCTCCGTCAGCTCGGCCGGCGTGTAGTAGAACACCTTCACCCGCGTGCCCAAGTCCTCGGCGCCAGCGTCCGCGCTCACGAGCACGTTGACGGTGTCATCGTTCGGAGAGCCGCGCTGCTGATCAGCGTTCATGTCGACGGCGAAGAGCCCGCCGATGCCTAGGTAGCGATACGCCCCAAGGATGTCATCCCCGAGCAGGATGGGCAGGCCGGCAACGATCAGCGTGTCGTCGGAGCCGCGATACAAGTCGAACGCCCAGAACAGCCCACGCTCGTTCCACCGCACATCGAACCGATACGAGACTCCGTTCAACGCGCACTCGAAGGTGTACGCGGAATCATCGGCGGTGAATGGGACGAGAACGCTCATGGAGCCAGCCCCAGCGCCTGCGCGCCTTGCAATAGAAGCGACGTGTTCTTCTTCTTCGTCTCAGCGTCCGTCGGATCCTTCGTCGGCTTCGTCACCACCTTCTTTTTCGGCTGACCACGCTTCGGCGCCCGCGCCGCGTAGGTCACGGTCTGCGATGTGGCGTACTGGACTTCGCGTAGTTCCGCCGAGAAGTACAGCGCCCCGACGGTTTCCTTGTCCTGGTCACATGTCAGGCGCATGAGCATCATATTCTTGTAGAGGACGAGGCCCGTCTGGACGTCGAACGGGACAGCCAGTTTTTGCAATGCCGTGAGCACATCCCAAGCATTTGAAGAACGAGGATCGCCGCCGTCATCCTTGGGCTTGATGCTGTTGCCAGAGACGAGCGCCGAGTTGGGAATGCCGCCCTCCTGCATGGGCGTGTTGGAAAACGCACCCTCCATGGTCAGCCGGCGTGGCTGCATGTACGCGTGGTCGGACATCACCACGCCCGTCTCGACAGGGTTGTCTGTAACGGCCAGCTCGGAGGTGTGCGCCTCGCGAATCACCGAGTCGAACGTCAGCGCGTTCTCGGTTCCATCGGGGTTGATGGCCAAGATCCAACGTCGAACGATGATTGAAGTCTCAGCCACCGACGCCCCCATGAGCGAGCCTGGTCAGCGTGCGCGCCACTTCTCTCGCCGACTCTTGCGGGTTGGTGGCGTTGGGCAGGTTGATGTTGACGCCGGTGATGTTCGTCGTGGTCTGCGCACCAGCGGTCCCACCCTTGCGCATCCAAGCGGGTTCAGGTCCTTCCGTCCCACCTGGCGTCCACGGCTGGAATCCGCCTTCTCCACCCGAGAACTGCGCCAGCTTGAGCCGCGAGTTCTCGGCCTTCTTGAGCACGTCCATGCTCATGTCTCCTGCGCCCACGCCCTCGGATGCTGGGATGGCGCCGATCATCATGGCGCGAATCGGCTTCGGGATGGCGTTCCAGAAGTTGGCGACGGTGTTGAACATCCCGTCCCACAGATCCTGCCACCATTGCTTGAGCGGGTTCCATGCCTCTCGGATGGCGTTGGCCGCGATGATGAATCCTCCGATGCCGAGGAGCAGAAGCCCGAATGGTCCGCTGCCCGTCATGAGCGCACCGAGCGCGGCGATGGCAGCGACAAGCGCGCCTTGCATGACTTGGACAGCGTAGGGGAACTTCTTCAGCAGCAGGCCGGTGACAGATTCGCCGCCCTGGTAGAACACCCAAAGGTCCTCGGCGATGAGCAGGATGAGCCCGATGAGCCCGCCGGTGAGCAAGCTCTTGAGCAACCCTCCCGCCGCGCTCAGCGAGCCCATCGACTTGGCAGCGGAAGCGATCTTGGTTGCCAGGTCTCCGACGTACACTCCCAGCTTGTAGGTCATGAGCACGCCGATGAGCGCCACCACCTTGCCAAGGTTCTTCCAGAGGTATTCGAGCACCTTCCCGGCCGCCTCGATTGCGGCCGTCAGCCGGCGCACGTTCTCGTCTTTCTTCGTCCACTTGACGAAGCTTTCGAGGATGCGGTTGACCGTCGGCATGAGCGCGACGCTGATCCGCTTGGTCAGCAGGTCGATCGCGCTGCGCGCCTTGGCATATTGCTTGGTCGTCTTGTCGGCAAGCGCGTACTGCTCGGCCGTGAATGGGTTCGCGTTCAGCGCGGCATCGCGTAGCTGTTCGAAGTTGGTCACGCCCTGGCGCAGGAGCGGAAGCAGAGACTTGTCGATGCCAAGGCGAGATGCGAGCGCGAGCTGCTTCCCGGTGTCCAGCGTCTGCAGCTTCTCGATGACGTCGGCCAGAATCTGGTCGAAGCTCTTGGTCGAGCCGTCCGCGTTCTTCGCGTGAAGGCCGAACTTCTGGAACACCATCGTGGCGCGCTTGAACCCGGCTGCGGCCTGCCCAGTGAGCGCGGTCAGCGAACTGATGGTGCCCTGCATCGCCTCGGCGCTGGAGTCGTTCTCCTTGGCTACCTTGTTGAAGGCATCGACCTCGCGCGCGGTCATGCCCATGATGTCGGCGAAGTCTCCAACCGCGTCCATCTTCTCGGCGGTCTTGTCCACCATCAGGCCAAGGCCGATAGCAGCGCCAGAGATGGCAGCGCCCAGGCCAAGCATGGTGGACTTCGCCTTCTGGGCGAGGCCCTCGAACTTCTCTAGGTTCTTCGCGTCAACTTGGAAACCAAGTCTGACCCAGAGTGAGTCAAGAATCGCCATCTAGTCGCGCTCCCCAGCGGCGCGCGCCCGGCGTTCGTTCTCTTCCTCGACGTCGAGCGCCTCGTGCATGTCCATCAGGTCGTCGAGCGTGTAGCGCCCGCCGTCCTGAAGCTCCCAGAGCTGGCAGAGTTGCGGGGTGTGCAAGATCGGCCTCCAGATTCTCCAGTCCAGGTTACTCGCCTGGGCCGGCACTACTGACTTTTCACTTCGGACGCGGGTTGGTTTCCAGTCGAGCGGGCGACGGCTAAAAAATCGCCGAGGTTCACCTTCAGCCCTTCAACAAAGACTTGCCACGGGAGCATGGAATCGTCTCCGAACGTCAGGTCGATATCGTTGATGGGCTTGCCGTCGCAGATGACCCGCGAAAAGACGAGCTTCATCAAGTCGATCACCTCGTCGGGGCCGGCTTTCCCCGCGATGCGTTCGATGATCTCGCCTAACTCCGTGAGCATCGCGTCCTGGCCAATGCCAGGCTTGCCGGCGATGCGCGCGAGCTCGGCCAGCTCCGAGCCTGCCAGCTTTGCGATGGCCAGTTGGAGCTTGATTCCGCTGACGGCCGCGAGCTTCGAGTATGCGAAGGTGCGACCGCCGATCGTCTTGAGTACCGCCGAGGCCACCGGTTAGCCCCCCAGCGCCGCGGCGACAGCCTGCGGAGTCCCTGCGATGGCGACGGGGTCACCGAGCAAGAGCTGCAGGTTGGCGACAACGAAGGTCCATTCCTGCTCGTTGGCCTCGCGCCCGCGCTTCACCTCGGGAAACCCCTTGATGTAGCCAGGGCTGCCGGCGGCGCTGTCCTGGCGGAAGCTGTCCTGCCAGAGCAGCATCACGGGCACCCACGTGGTAGCGCTGATGGCGGTGGCGGCCAGCTCGAGCAGCTTCTTATTCGCTGGGGAAGTCTGCTGCAGCTTGATCACGACCTCGCCGCTGCGGTCCGGGTTGAGCGAGATCGTCAGGTTGCCGTCGGCGCCCACCTTGTCGGTGATGAGGTCTGACCGACGCCGAACCGTCAGCACGTCGTCGCCTTCGGCCCACCCGTCGATCTCGAATGTCGCGTACCCAGAGGCAGAAACGATCAGGTGGTTTTCGAGAATGCTGTATGCACGCATGGACATCGTCGTTTCTCCTTACCGCTGGAAGTTGATGGTGATGGCGCAAGACTGGATGGCGCCAGCACCGATGCAAATCGCCGTGATTGCCGGTGCCTCGCGAGCCGCGCGCGACACCGTGCTCTGCTGGCTGACGGGCTGGGCGTAGACATAGAATCCGTCTGCCAGGAAGGAACCCGTCGCCTTCTCGCCGACCGGGTCTCCCGTCCAGACTCCCGCCGCAAGCAGCCCGTTGGTCACTCCCTGCTTGAGCGCCATCGTGATCGCGCTGACGAGCTTGGCCACGCCTGCGTCGGTCTGCGGAATCTTGGTAACCGCTCCAGTCAGCTCGGCAACCACGTTGGTTTGCACCGTGGACTGCAGCCAGTCGAGGCCCATGACCTCGTCGAAGAAGCGGCCCGAACCGGTCACGCCATTCGCCATCATGGTGAAGGTGCCGAAGGTCGTGTAGAAGTTCAGGTTGTACGATTCCAGCTGCAGCTTGTTCGTCTCGGTCAGCGCGTCGGCGCCGATGCCGGGGAGCTGCTTGAACATTCCG